TCAGGCCTCGACGTGAGACTCGGCCCACGCGATGACGTCTTTCGCGCGCCAGAGCGGCCGGGCGCGCTCGGTTGCACTCTTGCCTGACGGAATGCGGATCGGGCGCGGGAAGCCCTCCTGCGTAATGATCCACTGCCGCGTGTGTTGTTCGCTGCGGTGCAGGTACGCGGCCAGTTCGGCGAGATCCCAAAGCGCGTGCGGCGTCAGGCGCGCGGCGATTTCCTGAGCGAGTTGAGAGAGTTCGGTCATCGTGTCCTCGTCATCATGCACAATTCGACCCAGCCACGAATCTCGCGTTCGTAACCGGTCAGGGTTGAATTCAGGTTCGGGGCGGCCGGCGGCGCCGCAATGGTCGTATCTGCCGCCGGCGGCGGCAGCTCTTTCGCCGGCAGCTTCCCCGGGCGCCGGAAGCCGAGCGTTTTCGCGAGCGCGTGGCTATGCTCGATGCGGCCCGCCTCGATCAGCGCGTCAAGGTGCGGCCGCACATCCTTCGTCGGCACCTTGAACCTCGCGGCTATCACGTAGGCCGGATACGTGCGGCCCGGTACCATCCGCGCGAACACGTTGTCCGCGTTCAGCACCCGCAACTCGGGTAACGGTCGACGCCCCATGCTCAGCCTCCCTTCGACTCGGTGAGCACGTGCAGCGCGGCGGCCGCGTGACGTTCCCAGTCCGCGCCGTGCTCGAGCGCGAAGCCAGTGAGCCAATGGAGCACCGTGGCCTGCTCAGCCTCCGGCGTGCGCTCGATCGCCTGCCCGGCGGCGCGCAGCGCGTGCGCGATCGGTCCGGTCTCCCAGACCATCATGCCGAGCACGCGGCCGAGGGCGGGCGTCAGGGTGGCGGGGTAGGGGCGCTCGGTCACTGCGCCTCCGGGAATTCGTCGTGCGTGCGCCCGTCGAGCAGCCGGCCGGCGGCGCGCTTGCCAACCTTGAACCGCGCGAACTCGTCCTCCTCGGCACGGTCGGGGCGGCCGTCGGGAAAGCTGACGCCCGGCGCGGACCACTCGCCCCATTGCTTGAACAGGAAGGGCACGCCGGCGGCAGCGCACTGATCGCGCAGCGATCGCGCCCAGTCAGCATGCATCGGCCGCGCGCCGCGGCCGCTCTCGCCGCCGACGATCACCCAGTCCAAGACGTCGCGCGGTTGCGGATGGCCGCAGCACACTTGCTCCGTTGCCCCCATGTATTGCGCGCCGACGCTCATGTCGCCGCAGCACTCGAATAACGCCGCGCCAAGGTCGACCGGCCCGAGCAGCGGCTCCATCGACAGGAAGCGCACGCGTGCGGGCACCGCGAGCAGCTTCGGGATGTCTCGATCGGCCTCGGCCTGGTTGACGATCGTCGCGCCGAGCCAGACGTTGTCCGGCAGCCGGTCGATGCCGATATGCTGCAGCATCGTCGGCACGTTGCCGATCCGCTTCGTGAGAAGCAACCAGTCGAGATTCTGCGTGTCTGCGATCAGTTGGAAAAGATCGCGGCGCCACAACATGTCGACCTCGTTGTCGAAAACGTCCGCGAGCGACGCGCAGAATACGCGCTGGCGCCGGCCGTGGATCGCGTAGAACGTGCCGTCGCGGTTCCACTGCAGCGGCTTTCGCCAGTTCGCCGCCGACGTGCGGCGCCGCGGCGCGCCGGGCCCCCAGTTCACGGCCGTGCCGCCGCCGAATCGTGCGCTGCGCGTCTCGGCGTAGCAGTGGTCACAGCCGGGGCCGACCCTCTGGCAGCCTTCCCACGGGTTGAAGGTGTGGTCGCACCACTCGATTTTCGTGTTCTCGCTCATCGTGCGCTCCAGTCGATCAGGGGCGTGTCGTACGGCAGCATCAGCGGGTGCTTCGGGTCGCCGCCGGCGGTCAGGCCGAACACCTTCACCGGCTTGCCGGCGCCGCGCAACATATTCGCTACGACGTCGAGGCGCGGCCGCATGCACTTCGGCAGCTTGGCGCGATCGCCCCAGCAAGGGACGAGCAGATCCGCTTCCGCGATGATCCGCGCGAGGTAGGCATCGTTCTCCGGGCCGATCGGGTCGACAACATGGGCCAGGTCGCGCACGCGGGGCGAGCGGAATGCGAACGGGTTGCCGGCGATGTACTTGCGCGCCCCCCAGCGGTGCGCGAAGCCAGTCCACTTCAGGTCGGTATGGTCGCGCACGGTTTCGGCTGCATACGACGGGTTGACGCCGAAGAACGCGACGACGAAACCGGTCGGCGCGACTTCGCGCTCGAGCCAGTACCGGAAGCAGAGGCAAGGGCTGATGATCGCGCTCATCGCGTCGCTCCAACCGGGTCGCTGTCGATTTTGTCGTTCGCGTCGGCGCCATGGAACAGCGCGAGCGCTTCGTCGCAGTGCTTCAGGATCGACTCGGCGCTCCGCCGGACGTCCGTGATGCCGCCATAGGTGTTCAGCACGCCGGCGGTCATTACAGCCTTCACGGCCCGGCCGATTTCCTCGCTGCTGCCCCAGTGGTCGATCTTCACGCCGGTGATGCGCTCGATCTCGTCGACCTTCTGCTTCAGCGACTTGTGGGCGCTCGTGCGGAACTCGATTTCTCGCTCGATCCGCTTTTCGTCGTTCTCGCGCATGCGTTCGACCTCGGCGCGGACGGCGGCGCGAACGATGTCCTCATCGGCCGCGCTCGCGCGACGCATCAGCGCGGCTACGAACTGCCGCGTGACAGGCTCCGCTTCCAACTTCGGCGCGGCGCGCAGCTCGCGCAGTGCGCCGCCGGGCTTCACTTCGTAGTGGCCCCACGTCGGCGGCAACTCGCCGTCTTTCAGCACGCCGGCCGGCGCGACGATCCACCAGTGATCGCAGTAGCGCTGGACCGGTGCCGACTTCGACGGGTCCTTCAGTTCCCGCAGCCAGTCCGACCGGCTGACCTTTACCTCCATCCCGTGAACGGCGAGGCCGCGTGACGGCCACAGGTTCATCGCGACAGCGTCGGCCCAGCGGCTATGGCGCGCACCGGTAGCGTCGGCGACCTCGAAGAACAGCGCCCACTCGGGGGCACAGAAGCGCGCACGCAGCGCGGCTTTCACTTCAGCCGTTTGCATGGTCGCCTCCTTGTGCTCGGGCGGCGTCTATGGCGTAAGCGCGGAAATCCTCGCTGCCCGTCTCGATGTGTTCGAGATTGCCCCGCGCATTGGTCTTGAACATGCCCTTCGGCAGAAACACGCGGGCGAACTGGCCGTGCCACTCGCCATATTCGGTAGGCTCGCCACTGTCGTATCGCGTGGGACCGCAAGCGCTGCACAACTTCTTGCCCCGTCGATCTTCGATACCGGTCCAGTCGAACCAGTCATCATGCCCGGCAAGCGCGGGCCAGTGATGACCGAGCGCCGTGTTCTCGCAGCACCCACAGTGCTCGCATTGATAGAGGCTCATTGGTCGGCTCCATTGAGAAGGGCGCGGAGTGTACGAATGCAACGTGCGTGCTTCGAGTCGCCCATGGCGAGATCGGCAAAATCCTTCGCAGCGGGCTTGAGATAGTCGATGCACTCCTGAATCGCGATGCGCTGCTCGTCCGTCAGGCGCGCCTCTCCCGCATCGGCGGGGGCGAAGCGCTTCGAAGCCAGCAGGCGCAGTTCGTAAGCGACGGCGCGGACGCCAGCAGCACCGCTGTCCTCTCCGAGCCGGTCCAGTGCGTCAGCGGCCATTTCCAGCGACTCGTCGTTCCCGAACAGGGCTTCGTTCAGCGGCTCGCGCGCCTCTGCCGGTGCGTCGGCCTGCGCGGCTGGCTCGCTCGGCGAACGATCGTAAAGCTCCTTCTGGCCTGCGGCACTGAGCATATGGTCGAGCGCGTTTGCGTCGGCCTGCGCGGGTTGCGGGGCGTCATACAACCAACCTACCTCTGCCCCACGTTCCTTCATCTCTTCGAAGAACAGGGGGTCAAGCCCGCTGCCTTCAAAAGAAGCCGACCACCCCGTCCAGCCACTCAGGTAATGATTAGACGGCCAGCGCCAACGCATTCCGATTACCTCTTGCTGGACCGCCTCCGCAGCGGGCGATGCTGCCGCGCGGGCCTGCCACGCAGACCGTGCCCACGATCCCGCGTTCGCGTCAAAGTCGCAGCGTCGACCGCGTTCCTTTCTGAGCCACTCATCGAACAACGGATCGTCCGCTGCCCGCTCGTCCGCCGGCGCTGCTGCCGCCATAGCGGGGGAGCGGGAAACGATGGCCGCGATCCGCCGCACGCCGTCTTCGATGCCTTCGCCGGGTCCAAGCTGCGCCGCCGCCCACAGTTCGTGCGCAAGATCGTCAGTCCCTTCCGCGCCTGCCTCAATGCCGCGAATATCAGCGAACTTCACCGGCCGCACTTTCCACCCTTGCACCAATTGGTCGTGCTTGCCATCAAAGTCGATGGTGAAGCGCGAGATATGGCCGGTCGGCGAAATCCACACGTAGCCTACTGACGCCTCTGTCTCATTGGCAGAGGCCGGCGCTGCTGCGGGCTGCTCGACACGGGGTCCGCCAAACAGGTGCGCGACGAACTCGGTCAGGATGAACCGATCTTCGGCGTTCGGCTCGCGCGAATCGTTGTTCTCGCCGACGATTTCGAATGTCTCGATCGCGGCGAGCGCGGCTTGGGCCGTCAGCGCATCAGCGCGGCTCTGTTGTTGGTCGTTCATGGTGGTGTCCTCTGTGGGTCAGGCGAGCACGGTACGTTTCTGGAACGTCAGTACGACGCACCCGAATGGCGGGCTGCTGTTGAACTTGCCGCCCTCGTTGCCGGGCACGCCGAAATTGAAGCGGCGGCGCAGGAATTCGGCGGTGATCGGCGCGCCGGGTTTATCGCGGAACGGCTCGACGTGGTCCTGCCACCACGCCTGCTCGGTCCGGTTGGCTGGCAGCAACATGACGATCACCGGACATCCCGCGGCGAATTCTTCATGCGCCTTGGCGACCCATGCCCCGAGGTTGCTATAGGGCGGATTGCACCAGACGCGATGCGGCGCCCACGGTTGCTTCAGGCCGTCGCTTTGCAGGTCGAAGAACGCCGGCTTTTTCGCGTTGCTTGCGTTCGCCGCCGCATCGAGCGTGAACCCGTGCAGCGCGTCGTAGCGCTCGAACAGCCAATCAGGCGTAATCCGTTCATCGACCGTATCTCGCGCGCCGCGCTTCGCGACTTGCTGCGGGTGGTTCGTGATCTTGAAACCTACAAGACTCATCGCTTCCTCTACAGATAAAGCCTCAATGCCGACGGCACGGTTCGCATATGGCAGCGTTCGCATGAAATGCCGGCGTGATGGCGCCCACCCATCACCCATGCCGTCGACGTTAAGGCCGGTGGTTGCCGCGCGACGGGTGCCGCGCGGCGCGTGGTTCACTCTCCCTCGGTTTCCTCTTCGGGCTGCGTGTCGAGGTCGGATCCAGCGAAAGGGCGGTGCGCGTCGTCTTCCGCCGGCGGCGCATCGCCGAACAGCCCAGGCTCCATGTAGCTGTCCGGCGGCGTCAGCGTGATGCCGATCTCCTGCTGCAGACGCGTGGCGATCTTCCCGTGGTCGACTTCATCCTTCGGGTGCGCGGTGATCTTGAAGTGCACGCCGACGGAGCCGCCTTCCTGCGTGGTGAACCGAATGTCCTTCAGGCCGCAGTCGGCGAGCAGCACGTCCTCGGCACCGGTCGCGCCGATGTGGAAGCGCAGCAGGTAGCCCTCATACTTGCGATCCCACACGAGATTCCGCATGAACGGATACCGCAGCTCGGTCAGGCCGTCGTGCTCCATCGGCAGTTCGCCCGGCTTCGGCAGCGGCTTGCGATAGAGCGCGCTGCGCAGGTTGGCGTCGAACATTTCGAGCACTTCGCCGCCTTGGACGACGTAGAGGCCGATCGAGATCGCGGCCTTGCGCTCGGCGCCGTGCTTCTCGGAAACGTTCGTGCAGCTGACGATCTTCGCGAGGGTGTTGTCGATAGAGAACATGCTGGCTCCTGTGAATGGGAAGGGCGGTTACGCGGCGCGTTGCTGCAGCCGCTTGATCATGGCGTTCACCTCGGCCTCGAACTGCAGGAGGCCGGGCAGAAGCACGCTGTCGATGTACGCGTCGTCGCGCGGCACGATCTGCGTGTAGAGGTTGTACGGCTCGGGCACGCGCGGGTCGTACGACACGAAGAGCCACCAGCGCCGGCCGGTCACGAGCATGCCGCCCTGAACCTGTGGAATGTGGTCGTCCGGCATGCCGTTCAGCAGCGTGTTGATGTGCACGGCCTCGTCCATCGGGCATTTCGATTCGTAGCCGCCGTCGTCGCCGATCAGGCCGTCCGGCGACGCGCCGAGGAACTCGTAGCGCGGATGCGTGAAGAAGCCGCCGGGCGCGATGATGTAGCCGGTTGAGAGCTCAGCCTGTTCGCGGCCGAAGGGCTCGACTTCCTCACCCCATTTCGTCGCGCGGCCGCCGACCTCGTGCGTCGACGTCGCGGCGAGGCGCTCGAACACGATCTCGCGCATGTACTTGTCGCGCGCGCCGGTGGACTGGCGCGGCTTCGGCTGCCCTTTCTTCGGGCCGGTCTTGTACACGTCGCCCGGCTCGCCGCCGGTGAACGCGATCGCATCTGCGAAGCGGCTCGCCGTGATGCGGCCGGCGCGCGCCGCGTACCAGGCGTCGGTGCGCTGGTCGATGGCGTTATTCATCATCGCCACCCGGTTCGCGCTGGCCGGCGCCGTCGTCCTGCGGCGCGCCGTCGGGCTGCTGCTGCGCTTGCGGACCGCCGGCGAGCGCCGCGATGCGATCGCGTTCACGCAATCCGATCGCGGATCGATCTTCCTTCGAGAGCTTCGTCCATTCTTCCTTGAACGGCTCGAAGCCGAGGTTGAGCGCGACGCCCTCGAGCTTTTTCACAATGTCGTCGTGACGGGCAGTGCGCGCCGGCCGCGCGCTCCCAGCGGCGTTGTGCGCAATCTGCGACGGCGTCGCCCGTTGCATCTTGATCGGCTGCCCCGTGGCATAGTCGACCCCGTCTTGTAGCTCGTCGGGCGTGTACACGCCGAGGATGACGTCCGGCGCGTGCAGGCGCCCCCAGCGCTTCGCCGTGAGATAGGCGAGTTGCTGTTTCGGATCGGCGATCCAGTTCGGCGAATTGCGGACGTCGCCGACTTCGGCCATCGACACATGACGCACGCGCGGCTCCGTCTCGCCTTTCAGCGTGGCCCAGACCTCGGCCCAGTGATCGTCGCTCTTGTCGGTCTTGCCATTCACACCCTTCCAGTTTTCGGACCAACCGAAGTTAAGGCGCGTGGCGAGTGCGGGGGAGGCGTTGAGCACTGCGATCACAAGCTGCGCCTCGTAGCCGAGTGTGCCGTTCACGAGGTGTGTTTTCTGCGCGACCGCGAACGGGTTCATGCCCCATTGCATGGCCTGCATACACACAGCGAAGCAATCGCCCTGATTGCCATGCAGGTGCTTCGGGATTGTCGTGCGGCCCGTGGCCATCAGGTCGGCGATGCGGATCATGCGATCCATCGATTCGTCGCTGAGGATGAGCGAAACCGAACTGATCGACGCCGGTGCCGGCGCGATCTCGGTGATCGGCGTGAGAATTTCGGGTTGCTGCTGAACGATGACGTCGGACATGCTGTTTTCTCCATGTGCGCGAGACTCGGCCGCGCGTTGTGGGTGGGTCAGGCTGCTGCGATTTCTTCCGTGGGGACGTACGTGGCCTTCTCGATCGCAGCGAATGCCTGCGCGAGCTGATCGGGATACGAGTCGTTCCAGTTCTGCTTCGTCGCCTTGTGAACCATCGCCTGCAACGCGGCCAGCAGGTCAGGCGCGGCCGCGATCAGGTGCGCGTCGGCGGGGCGATATACGCTTTCGCAGATCAGATTGCCGCCGTAGTACTCGGCGTCGTTGTGCCCGCTGCCGGGGCATCCGGCGATCTCGGCCGTCGTGACGACGCACCCACCGGTCTTTCCGATCGACCACGTGCCGCCGGTATGGCCCGGCGCGAGCATCGCTGCGCGATTCTCGGCACGCTCCCGCGCAACGCGATCACGCTCGGCCTGCGCTGCCAGTTCGGCCGCCTCACGCAGAGCCGCTTCCTCGCGTTCGCGCTGTTCGCGCTCGGCGCGGTCGAGTTCGGCCTGCCGGCGCGCCATTTCTGCTTGCTGCTCGGCGAGGCGCTTTTCCTCGGCGGCGATGGCAGCGCGGCGCTCGGCGTCCTCGCGCTCCTGCTGCGCGCGGCGTGCCGCTTCCTCGGCCTCGCGGCGCTCGCGATCGATGCGCTCCTGCTCGGCGCGCGCGGCAGATTCTTCGCGCTCGCGCGCGGCCCGCGCTTCGACTTCCTGCCGCTGCTGCTCGGCCAGCTCGGCGCGTTGCCGCTCCAGTTCTTCGCGCTCGGCGGCGATCCGGGCCGCTTCCGCTTCCTGTGCGACGGCCGCAGCGTGCAGCTCGCGCAGCTTGTCGAGCGTTGCGCCGCGCACAGCCTCAGCCTCGCCGGTCAGCTCGGCGAAGCGGTCGAGCGTGATGCCGAGCGCTTCCAGATCCTCGATCTCGCCCTGAATGCGCGCGGCCGGCATGCCGACGGCGCGCACGGCGATAGCGCGAATGTCGTCGATGTGCTCGCGGATCGCGGCGACGCGGCGCTGCTCGGCTTCGAGCTTCGCGCGCTTCTCTGCCTCGCGCGCCTCATCCCATGCGTCACGCATGTTGAGCAGGCGCGTTTCTTCCGGCTCGATCAGTGCGACGAGACGATCCTCTTCGGCAATTACGGCCTTCGAGAATTTCGTCGCGTCGTCGCGCGCATCTTTACCGACCTTGCGGATAGACGTGCGTGCGGTGCGCAGCAGCATCGCCGCAGCGTGACACTGATCGCGGCCGGCCGCATTTTTGATCTCGACGATGTCGTTCGATTTCGCGACCAGCGCGCGCAGCTCGGTTTCTCGCTCGCTCGTGCCGAGCGCGACGGCCGCGCGCTCGATGACGGTCAGTTCGGTGGTGGTGGTCATGCGTACCTCGCGTTGAAGGTGGTGACGGCCGCGCCGTCCTGGTTGAGATAGGCGATCGCGATCATGCAAACGAAGGCGATGACGATCATCAGAGCCATCGCGCAGATCGGGCTGCGTTCGAACAGCCGGTCGAGCGCGCCGCACAGGTAGGTGATCGGGTTCATCGCGCAATCCCCGCGAGAAGCTCGTAGGCCGGCGCGACGCCACACGCGATCAGGTACAGCACGCCGAGCACCGCGAGCGGGAACCAGTCGCGCGATACAACCGATCGGCTGTAACCGCGCAATACAGGCGTTGGGCTGTTGAGAGGGGGGCGCATCATGCCTCCCGTGCTGCGATCAGGTCGCGATGTTTCGACTTGACGGCCGCGATTAGCGAACGGCGCCGGCGCTCCTCATGAAACAGGCGTTTCAGGAGGCCTCGACGCATGTCGTCGTAGCTGATGATCTTTTCGTAGTCACGGTACGGATACACGCAGCCGTCATAGGTCGCGCGAAGTGCAGCCAGTTCGGCGAGCTCGATGGATGCGCCCGTGAAGACGTAGCATCGCTTCAACGATTCCACGTCACCGCACGCCACGGATACGCAGCATTTCGGCGAACCACTCCACCAGTGGTCCTTCACCCTCTGGATCGTGCCGTCGCTCATCGTCAGAGACAGCTCGCGACCAGCGAAGGCAACGAAGTTGCCGCCGCCATGCTCGTAGTAGAGATAGTCTCGGAATGGGCCATCGGAGCCGATGTAATCCTTGCCGCTGCGTTCATAGATGAAGTTCAGCGGGCGGTTCAGCACGAGCCATTCGCGGTCGTTCGCAGACACGACGGCCACGAGCTTCAGCGGTGCGTTTGTGGTCGATTCGCTCACAGCGCACCTCCCGCGATCGTCACGTGCCGCACCTTCTCCGGCGCTTCCTTGCGCCCGGCCTTGATGAGGGCGGAGTCGAACATAGCGCGGATGCCGCTCGGGATCATCGCCTTGCCGTCGTCAGCTTCGGCGCAGGCCATTTCGATGGCGAGAATCGCGTCGTGGGACGCGGCGAGTACTCGCGCGTTGTGCTCCTGCGGCTTGTCGTTGTCGCAGAGGACGACTGCGATGCAAAGGTCGCCTGCCATGATGCACAGGCCATTGGCCGGCGCGCGATAGCCAGAGTCGTCAACTTCCCACGGCCCCGGCGTGTGCTTGATCTCGTTCATGGTCATCCCTCGGTCTGGTGTGATTGCCCGCAGGGCGGGCGCGGTTGGTCAGTGCGCCAGCGCGCCGCGGCCGAACGGCTTGAAGCAGCAGACGCAGACGGGCGTCCCGGTTTCTATCTCGACCTCGATCGAGCGGGCCGTGCGCCGGTACAGGTCGGCGTTGTATTTCGCGACGCTCGGGTGCGTGATGCCAAGCTCGGCCGCTCGCTCTTGCTCATCGGCCAGAGCGCGCCATTGCTGGATCGCGCGTTGCTTTTCGTCGAGCGGCACCGGGTCGTGCGGAACGAGGTCGAGTTCGATTTGTGCGTGTGCGCAGGTGGTCATGGTCGTTCTCCTGTAGCGGGCGGGGTTCAGTTCGAGCGACTGCGGCGCTTGATCGCCTCGACCGCGAGAATCACGAGCGTCAGCACCAACACCGCGATGACGCCGACGACGAAAAATTGGATGGAGTGCATGTCAGACCTCGAGGTGCGGACGGCGTCCGATGTGGTCGTTGCAGCTGGAGAAACCGGCATTGCCCGGGCCGAAGCGTTGGCCGCATGACGAGCAGAACGTCGCCGCGAAGCGCGGCCGATCACTATCGAGCGAACGCTCTGCCTCGAGCTCGGCGTCCTCGGCCATCGCATGCACGATGATCGACATCACCAGATCGCCCAGCGCCTCCGGCGACTCTCGGAACGCGGCGCGCAATGCAGCACCGTGCTTGGCCTGCGTCACGCTGTGCATGCCGCCGATCAGGTCGTCGTCCGACAGCGTCGCGAGCTTTGCCTTGAGGCGTTCCTTCGCCATCTGCGCGATGACTTCGGCGCGATCGGCCTCGGCTTCGGCCGCATCGGTGAACTGCTGCAGTTGGCGATCCGACCAGAAGTCGGCAGCGCGTTCGGTGGTGATCGGGTTCGGGAACATTCGGGGCCTCGCGGTTTCGTATTGCCTTGGACGGAATAATACGAAACCGTATAAGGCACGTCAATACGAAAGCGTATAAATTTTCGCGAGGACGGAAGGTGCCGGATCGGCGGCCGGTGTCGGAAATGAAAAAGCCCCGCGCTGGGCGGGGCTTTCGGGAGATGGGGCGAGGAGGTGTGCGTCTACCGGGCGGCTTGGCACTCGCGATAGACCTGCTCGCCGACGCGCATCGGATCGCTCAGCGCGAGATTGGCGTCGCTGTAGATCTGCCCGCGCGCGCGGCGCTTCCACGCGGCGTCGAGCTTCTTTCCGTAGAGGTCGGGGATGGCTGATTCGGGCAGGCCGCGCTGCCGGTTCGATACCACGAACTCAGCGTAGGCCGACTTCATCTGGCATTCGTTAGCCGGCTTAGCGGCCGTGCTGGCACCAGGCTGCGTGAACTGGATGCCGCCCAGCTGCTGGTTGCTCTTGATGCCCCACATGTGCGACTGCGCCAGCGCAATGGCCGGTGCGACGAGAACTACCAGGGCAACGATGCGTGATCTCATCGCGGACCTCCGTGAAGGCGTTACAGGCGGTTGTCGTTCCAGACGGCCCGGCCGATGATCATCGTGCGATCGTCAGGAGGAAGCACCTTGTCAGGGTGGACGTTCTTGTCGGGGTTGTCGCTACGCATGATCCACGTCTGGGCGCCCATCGTCGGATGGTAGTCCCAAATCAACCGCTTCAGTACCAGGCCGCCGTCGGGCGTGCAGATCGCGAAGATCTTGCCTTCCTTTGGCGTCTGGTCGGCTGTATTCAGCAGCACGACGCATCCGTCCTGAATGGTAGGCGACATGCTACCGCCAGACGCATAGATGATCCGCGCGGCGTTTTCCGGCACGCCGAAGTCACGCAGGCTCGAGCGCTTGAATGCCAGCCCACCTTTTACGACAACGTGGTCGACATACTTCCCATCGCCGCAGGCCGCGGCGATGTCCAACTGGGGGACCATCGAGAATTCATCCTCTGTCGGATTCGGGAGGTCACTGTCGCCTGAGCGCGAGCTGATGCGATTCTCGTGCGCGGCCTGCAGGTCGACGTAACGCAGTTCATGGACTGGGACGCCGAAGTGCTCGGCGAGCGGTTGCACCGTCGAGTCCCTCGGCGTCAGGCTCTCTCCGTTGAGGATGCGGAAGATCGTCGCTTGCGGCGGCTTGTTGGCAAGACGCTCGGCCAGCGAATTCGGATTGAGACCGTTGCGCTCCAATAACCACTGGAGGTTCCGCGCGAGGAAGTTGGTGCTGTTCGACATGCGCAGAACATACGGATTTGTATAGGTGTCGGCAAGCATTTATACGAAAGAGATTTACAACAATACGAAAACGTATAAAATACGCTCCAAAGCCCACTGGAGCGCCCCTATGAAGACCGCAAAAGAGCTCATCGACGAGCTCACTGCCGACGGTGTCAGCCAGAGCGAAATTGGCGCCGGCACGAACATCCCGCAGGCGACGATCAGCCGTATTCAGACCGGCAAGATCGCCGATACCAAAGCCTCGAACTGGAACCGCATCAACGCATTCCATTCGCAGCATTTCGCAGCGAAGGCGGAATCCGTCGGTGAGACGACGCAGGTGCCGGCATGAAACCCGCCAAGCCCACCCGCGCCGAGTACCGCAACGAGGTCAAGACACGCCTGCGCGATGCCGCGTACGAAGCGCTGCAGACCTGGAAGGCGCTGCACGGCATCGACAGCGATTCCGCCGCGCTCGCCCGCCTGACCGAACTGATGCTGTTCGGCGCGGTTGGAACTTTGCCCGCGCAGCTCGTGGCCGTCAGTGCCGACATGGGACAGATCGGCCCGCGGGTGCGCGCATGAGCGAAGACCGCGTAGACCAGCCGGTGCGGCTGCCGGTGGCGGAAGCTGCCGACCTTGCCGTGCGCGCGGCAGAGCAGGGCGTATCGACGCCCGACTACCTCGGATACCACGTGCTGAAGAGCGCCTACGGCGCATTGCACCCCGCTGTCGTCGCGTTCGAGCGACGGCCCAAGCTGGGACAGACGGGGACGGAGCAAGGGGAATAGCCGTGCTTGAACTGTTCATCGACGCCTGGATGGCGTTCTTCATCACGTTCGCGTTCGGCGCGGCATGGAGGTTGGCGTGAACGACCTCCCGAATCGTCTCACCGGTGCGGGGTGCTGACATGGCCCGCATCCGCTCTATCAAGCCCGAATACTGGACCTCCGAGCAGGTGATGAACTGCTCGCGCGATGCGCGCTGCCTGTTCATTGGCCTCTGGAATTTCTGCGACGACGGCGGCAATCATCCGGCCAGCGTGAAGACGCTCAAGGCCGAGGTGTTCCCGGGCGACGACGACGCCACCATGGACGCCATGATGCGCTGGATCGACGAGCTCATCGAGCAGGGGCTGCTCTCCGAATACGAGGCCGAAGGCCGCGAGTTCTGGCACGTCACAGGCTGGCATCACCAGCGCATCGACCAACCGACGATGCGTCACCCGGCAGGTGACACAGGTGACGCGGTGACGCAAGGTGACGCGCGTCACCCGAAAAGGCTGGGTGGAAAGCAGCGTCAGCTGCTGATTCGCAAATTGCGCGATCGAGACGGTGACACGTGTCACTCATGCGGTGACGCATCCGGTGTCACATTGCTCCGCGTCACCGAGCCATCGCCCGAAAACCCGCATGACGCAAGGACCTACCGCCTTGTGTGCACGTCCTGCCGAGGTAAAAAGCCGGCAGGTGACGCACAGGTGACACAAGGTGACGCAAGGTACGTCGCTGGTGACTCGACTACGGAGTCGAATGGAGTCGAGTCGAATGGAGTGGAAGGGAGTAACACCACAGGTACTGTCATCGTCAGTGGTACACCTTCGCGCGTCACCGGTGACGCGTCACCCGATGACGACCTCGTCCCCCGAGACAACGCCGAGTGGATCCGCTACTTCGCGGAGCGTCATGGCGTCGAGATCGACCCGATGAACCTGCACGAGCGGAAGAAGGCGTTGCCGCTGTTCGCCGCATGGACGAACGCTGGCGTCACGCTCGGTCGCATGGACCGCGCGATCGCGAAAGCGCGGGCTGAGGCGAAGTCGCCCATCGCATTCCTGCCGGCCTACGTCGACCGCGTGCTCGCGACGCTCGACGCACCGCCCCAGCAATCCCGCCAGACCCCTGAGGAGCGTCGTCGCGCGATCAGCGAAGCGAATGCGGCTGCGTTCCTCGCTGGCGTCCCCACCGACGACCCGAACGTCATCGACATGGAGCACTGACCGTGAACGACCACGACAAGCGCGAATTCATGGACGAGCTGAACCTCGCGTTCCAGGCTGCCCGACAGCCGCTTCCTTCGCCGCAGGTGCTGCGCCTGTTCTGGGATCGGCTCGCTCCCTATCCGCTCCCCATGGTGCTCGCCGCGATCGGGCGGCACATCGACACGAGCGAGTTCGCGCCGACGCCGGCGTCGATCCTGAAGCACCTGCCGAAGATGAGCGACGGCAGGCCCGAACCCGATGAGGCATGGGCCATCGCGATTCGCTCGGCCGACGAGCGTGAGACGGTCGTCTGGACCCAGGAGATCGCCGAGGCATGGGCCATCGCATCGCCCGTGTTCGACGGTGACGAGATCGGTGCACGGATGGCGTTCAAGGCCGCGTATTCGCGGATTGTGGACCGGAATCGCGGTGCCAATCTGCCGCCGCAGTGGGTCGTCTCGCAGGGCTTCGACGCGCAGCGACGCATCGAGGTCGTCGAGCAGGCAGTGCGCGCCGGGCGGCTGCAGCTGACCCATGCGCAGGCTGTCGTGCCTTTGCTGACGAGCGAAAGCGATCCGGCCCCGGCTGTAGACGTCGAAGCGAACCTCGCGCGGTTGAAGGCGCTCGTTGCGGGGATTGGGAGCGCGCGATCCCGCGCCTCTCTCGAAAAATCCGCCCGTGCACGTGAGGCGGCGGCGGACCTGGCCGAGGCGAAGCGGGCCGCTGTCGATCGCGTTGCCGGGCTGCTGGGTGCTGCGATCGACCACGCCGAGCGCCCGTCGCTCGCGCAGTGGCGGTTCTGCTGCATGTGCGAGAAGCAGGGCTTTCGCGAGCAGGCGACGTGCTCGATCAATGGCGCGGACTTCTGCGACGACCATCGGCCGGCACCGAAGGCGCCGCGCCGCGCGACTGCGAACCGAGGCGAGGTGCGGGCATGACGCGGATCACGAAAGCGATGGTGCAGGCCGGCGGCTGGCGCTACTGCTGCGTGTGCCGCTTGCTCGGCCCGCGCGTCAAGGCGCATTGGACGCATGCCGGCCGCGACTACTGCGACGCGCACAAGGACGGCGCCACGCAGCCGGCGCAGGAGTCGCGCTCGTGAGCGCCGACGGCGTCGCCGCAGGCAGCTGCGCGGCCTACGGCTGCCCGCTGCTCGGCTCGTTCGGCGTGTCGGGGAAGTGGTACTGCTGCTGCCACTTCCGCGGCACGGCCGCGAGCAACGACGCCATCACCTCAGTGCTCGTGCAGCACCGCGAAAAGGCTGAACGCGCGGTGTACCTGCGCCGTACGTCCGCCGGCTACAAGGCGATCCTCGCCGCAGAGAACGAGCTGATCGAACTGACGCGCGAGATCGGTAGGCAATACGACATCCCGTCGGGCGGCGTGACCGGCCCGACGCACGCTGAACCCCATTTCTCGGAGACCGACGCATGAGCCACGCTTCCGTTCCTCCCACCGCCGACCAGGTGCGCGCGATCCGCATCGGCGCGCTCGAGCTGCTGTTGCAGATCGAGCAGTCCGATGTCGACGTCGAACCGGCGTTCCTCGAAACGCTCCACCGCCTGGCAGAGGACCCGGTGCGCAAGCAGCGTCCGTGGGCCAATCGCCTCCGCATCGATTTGCGCCCGCCGATGGAGTCCGCACGATGAGCACGCGCACCCCGCCCGCCGAATGGGACCGCCACGCGCTCGAGGTCGCGCGCGGCATCGCGTCGATCGACCGCTCGAAGCTGCCGGGCCTGACCTCGCAGTTCACCGCGATCCTGCAGCAGGCGATCGTCGACGCGATGATGATGGCCGCCGAGGGCACGCTGGCCCGCCCGGCCGTCACGATCCGCTGCGGCGAGATCCAGCTGAACGCGGCCGGCCTCGCGTTGACCGACGCCGAGTGCGAAACGCTGCGCGCGATCGCGGAGCGCATGCGCCGCGTCGAGGAAGCGCGCCGCGCGGAGGTGGCGCCATGCTGACCGTCAAGCTCCCGTACCCGATCAGCGCGAACCGCTACTGGCATCCGGTGCGCATCGGCCCGCGCATCACGATCGTGCCGACGAAAGAGGCGAAGGCGTACAAGGCCGAGGTCGCGGTTCTTTGTCGCGCGGCCGGCATGAAGCCGATCACCGGGCGCGTGCACGTCCACATCGACCTGTATCCGCAGCGTCCGCAGGACTGGCAGAAGCGGATGCGCCAGCACGGCGCCGCGTGGGACGACACCGTGCGCTGCCTCGACGTCGACAACGCGCGGAAGGTCGTCTACGACGCGTTGAACGGCGTGGCGTTCGAGGACGACGGCCGCATCTGGTCGGACAGTGCGACGCGTCGCGAACCGGACGGCGAGGCGCGCGTCGTGGTGACGATCACGCCGATCGTTGTCGCGCAGCCGCAGGCCGGCCTCGCGCTCGAGCTGCCTGTCGCCGATCCGCTGGAGGTGTGACGTGGTCCCGCACATTCGATTCCTCGACGGCGAGTGGGAGTGCTACGGCTGGCATCACCTGCCGCGCGCGGTGGGTCCGACACCGGCCTGCGCATTCGAGCGCTACACGTGGCTGATGAACTGCCTGTACACGCCAGGCATGGACGGGTTGCGCCAGTCAATTCCGACGCGGCCGCCGCTGGAGCCGCGCTCGTTTCCGGAGGCCCGATGAACCACGCCCATCTCGACAACCAGCCGAAGCTCAATGCCTGCCAGCTCGCCTGCAACCTCACGCGCGATCCGCTGTTCCGCGAGTGGGTCGGCGGCTTCGTCAACGGCGACCCGGTGTCGGTCGACGAGGCCGCGCAGTTCGTCCGCGCCGTTTGCAAGGTCGAGTCGCGGCGCGAGCTCGCGACGAACCGGCATGCGGCCGACCGCTTTCACCACTTTTTGCGGCGCCCGTTCCTCGCATGGAAGGAGGAGGCGCAATTCGAGGGCGAATCGGGGCCCGCCGAACGTCCCCGCCGTGCACCGACGGAGGCTCGTATGTAACGCCGATCGGAACACCTCATCGAGATGGCGTGGCCCGGGCGCCGAAACCCGGGCACCGACAACCGCAAAAAACGGAAGGAAAGACGGACATGAGCAGAGAAGCCACCCAGTTTTCGGCCGAGCGCCAACCCCGCACTCGCAAGCCGCGCGGCAAGGAGATGCGCACGAAGATCCTCGAAGCGATCAAGGAACAGACGAAGCTGAACGAGAAGGGCTTCTACAAGAAGGTCGCCGAGAAGGCGCTCGAGCAGGGCGACACGCTGATGATGAAGGAACTGCTGACGCGCGTCGCGCCGGCCGCGAAACCGGTCGCGCCGGCCGTGCAGTTCGAGTTCCCCGAGAACGGCACGCCGGTGCAGCAGGTCGACGCGGTACTGCGCGCCGTCGCTGCCGGCAAGGTCTCGCCGGACATCGGCCAGCAGCTCGTGAACATGATCCGGTCGAAGCTCGACGTGCTCGAGATCAGCGAGCTCGCCGACCGCCTCGCGCAGGTCGAGAAGGCGCTCGCCGCGCAGGGGAAGTGACGGGCGCGACAGCATGAGCCGACGTCGTCTTTCCCACGCCGCGATCACCCGCATCGAATCCTACTTCTCCGGCGTCGCCACCGATGAGCGTCCGGCCGTGTTCGGCATCGTCGACATGGACCGGAACGTCATCAAGCGGCTGACGGTCGACGGGCAGGAGACCGACGCGGAGCCGACCGTGCTGATCGCGGAGAAGCTCGAACGGCTGATCTACCCGAAGCGCTGGAAGATTGTGCTCGGCGGCCGCGGCTCGATGAAGACGCGCACGATCGTGTCGATCCTCACGGCGCGGTCGCAGGCTCGGCGCGAGCGGGCGCTCTGCCTTCGCGAAATTCAGGCGTCGATCGACGAGTCGAGCTATCAGGAAATCGCGGAGGAGATCGACCGGCGCGAGCTCGGCGATTCGTTCCGCCAGCTGAAGAAGTCGATCCGCGTGCCGGCGAACGGCAGCTCGTTCTCCTTTCGCGGCCTGTTCCGCAACCAGCGCGCGCTGAAGGGCTTCACCGCGGCGACCGTCGCATGGGTGGACGAGGCCGAGAACGTGTCGCGCGATTCGTGGGACATCCTCGCGCCGACAATCCGCGCGCCGGGCTCCGAGATCTGGGTGTCGTTCAACCCGAACCGCGAGACCGATCCGACGTGGGCCGACCTGGTCGCGCCGTACGTCGATCAGATGGTCGACGGCGTATACGAGGACGACGAGCGCCTGATCATCCGATGCAACTGGTCCGACAACCCGTGGTTCCCGGAGGAGCTGGAGCTCGAGCGTCAGCGCATGCTGCGCACCGACCTCGACCGGTACAACTGGATATGGGAAGGGAAGTTCAACCGCCGCTCGGACGAGCTGATCTTCGCCGGGAAGTGGCGCGTCGAGGATTTCGAGACGCCGGCGAACGCGCGCTTCTTCTTCGGTGCCGACTGGGGCTTCGCGCAGGACCCGACGACGCTCAACCGATGCTGGGTGCGCGGGAACGACCTGATGGTCGACTGGGAGGCGCACGGTAAGCAGGTCGACCTCGACGAGATCTGGAAACTGTTCGCTGGCAAGGAGGGCATGCGGCCCGAGCAGGTGAAGCAGTGGAAGCTCGGCGACGAGAAGAAATATCCCGGAATCCCCGGTGCGCGGAAATGGAAAATCAAAGCGGACTGCGCTCGCCCCGAAACCATTTCGCATGTCGCGAAGCAAGGTTTTAATATCGACGCGGCTAAAAAATGGGGTGGCTCAGTAGAGGATGGAATAGCGTTTTTACGCGGATTTGACCGAATTATTATCCATTCACGGTGCGTAAAGACCATCGAGGAATTCAGCAACTACTCGTACAAGGTCGACAAAACCACGGGTGACGTGTTGCCTATAATCGTCGACAAGTGGAATCACCACATCGACGGCATTCGATATTCGATGGACGGCTATATTCGCGGTCGCGGTAATGGTCTGAATATCAGTCATGAAGCGCTTGCAGCGCTTTCGGCCGCTTAAATCGATTTTCTCGGCCTGAAACGGTCATTTTCTCGGAGATTTTCAGAAATGCGCACTCGCACCCTTATCGCCGCGATTCTCGGATTCGCGCAGCCGCATTGCATGGCCGATCTGTCGACGTCCGCTGTCGACCTGCCGATCGCGACCGATGACCACGACGCGGCGGCAGATCCCGCGAGTGACGCGGGGGAGTCGAGCGGCGATGCGTCTGCTGCGGCCGACGTCCTCGCAAGCGACACCTCCTCGTCTGTTGCGCCTGCATCGCTCTCCAGCGACACCGCAGTCGCGGGCACGCAGCAAGGTGACGCGCTGGGGGAGTCGAACGCTGCCCCGGCTGCGGCCGGTTCGACACCCGCGAATGCGACGGGCAGCGCGGATGCCTCGCTGAGCCCGACGGAGAGTGGCGCAGCCCCCGTTACGGACGCTGATCCGCTGCCGACTGTCACGATCGACGTCGAAGACCATGCCGAGGCGCGCGAGCGCTTCGCCGGCCTGATGGCGCGGCTGCACGGCGCCGAAGAGGACTTCGTGCATGCGCTGCGCAACGAGCTGAACGCGATCGGCACGTTGCTGCACCTGCACTCGGTCGCCTCCGGCAAGGCTGACGCGACGGGCGACTACAGCTCGTCGGACCTCTCGTAACCGACACGGCGGCGCGCATGCTCGAGAAACTGCAATCCCTCATCCCGCGATCGCTGCTGGCGCCGACCGCGCCGGCGGCCGTACGCCCGGCAGTGGCGCTCGACGCGCGCGCCGAACCGCACTGGCCGACGATCGAAGGGCCGCGCCGCGGCATGCGCATCAATCCGATGCTCGTCGAGCAGCTGGCGGCGCAGGGCGCGGCACGCGGCGCCGAAGTCGACTGGGAGGCGAAGTTCAAGCCGCCGATCGTCGCGCCCGGCACCGTGCCGAAGGGCGAGGGTGCGCCTGAAGTCGCGATGGACTCGGTCTGCGACAACCTCGCCGGCACGCTTGGCGCATGCGGCGGCTTCAACCAGCTGAACGGCGTCGACTTCATCGGCTACGCGGCGCTGTCGCTGCTGTCGCAGCACCCGCTGATCCGCGCGATGGTCGAGACGCTCGCCGACGAGATGACGCGGAAGTGGATCGAGTTCGGCGGCCAGGGCAGCGAGGAATCGGACACGAAGCGCGTGCAGGCGCTGCAGGCTGCGACCGAGAAGTTCCACCTGAAGAAGGCGTTCAACCGCTCGGCGAAGAAGACCGGCTACTTCGGCGGCTGCATGCTTTACGTCGACATGGGCGACGACACGCGATCCGATGCCGGCCTGCGCGAGATCCAGACGCCGCTCACGCTCGACAGCGCGAAGATCCGGAAAGGATCGTTCAAGGGCTTCCGGCTCGTCGAGCCAATCAACTGCTACCCGGCGCCGTACAACGCGGACAACCCGCTCGCGCCCGACTACTACCAGCCCAACGCATGGCTCGTGCAGGGCCGCAAGGTGCACGCGTCGCGCCTGCTGCACTTCTCGCAAAACGAACCGCCGGTGCTGCTGAAGCCGGCGTACAACTTCTTCGGCATCCCGCTCGCACAGATGGCGCTCGACTACGTCGACCGGTTCGACACCGTGCGCATCGCCGTCGCGCGACTCGTGAAGCGGTTCAGCACGTCGATCCTGAAGACCGACATGAGCCAGATCCTGAACGGCGGCGGTTACGACGATGCGTCGAGCCTGCAAGCACGTGCGCTGCTCTGGCAGATGTTCGGCGACAACCAGGGGCTGCTCGCGCTCGACAAGGAGCTCGAGGATTTCGTCCAGGTCAACACACCGCTCACGGGCCTGTCCGACATCGTGTCGCAGCAGCTCGAGCTGCTCGCGGCGATAAGCCGCACGCCGGCCGTAAAGCTGCTCGGCATCGCGCCGCGCGGCTTCAACTCGACAGGCGAATACGACGAGGCGAACTGGTACGACCATGTCGCGAGCCAGCAGTCGATCGTGTTCGCGGACAACCTCGATCGCGCGATCAAGATCATCCAGCTATCCGAGTTCGGGCAGATCGACGACGACCTCACGCACAAATTCGTGCCGCTGCACGAGCAGTCCGAAGCCGAGAAGGCGGCGAACCGGAAGCAGAACGCCGACACGTTCGCGATCTACTTCGACCGTGGCGTCATCGGCAACGAGGAGGAGCGCATTCGGCTCGCGTCCGATCCGGACAGCGGCTACGACTCGATCGACGTCGACAAGATGCCGGAAGCGCCGGACCTCGGCGAAGGCATGGACGACGACGAGGAGCGCGACACCGACAGCGCCGGCGCGGTGGCCTGATGCCCGCACGTGCCCCGAAAGTGAAGGGCGAGATGCGCGCGACGCGGCCGAGCGCCGCCGTGCGCATCCAGTACCAGCGCGCGCTCGAGCGCCTGATCGACGAGATGCACCGCTCGACGCTGTACTGGCTGCGTGCCACGTACCGCAGCCGCGAGACGGAAATCGCGGCGGACGCGTCGCCGGCGGCCGACCTTGCCGCGCAGCTCGCGCGCCGCGCCGCGCAGTGGCGCAAGATGTTCGCCGCCCGCGCGCCGGATCTCGCGCGCTGGTTCATCGCGAAGGTCGATCGGCACGCGACCAACGCCACGAAGCAGGCCGCCGTGTCGCTCACGGGCATGTCGGTCTCGGTGAAGGACACGCTCGTGTCGAACACCGTCATGCAGGCGTCGATCCAGCAGAACGTCTCCCTGATCAAGTCCATCCAATCTGAATACGCGACCGAGGTCGAGGGCATCGTGATGCGCAGCGTCACGGCCGGCCGCGATCTGAAGTACCTGACCGACCAGCTGCAGCAACGCTACGGCGTTACGCGGCGCCGCGCGACGTTCATCGCGACCGACCAGAACAACAAGGCGACGGCGCAGATGGCGCGCGCACGGCAGCTGTCGATGGGCGTGACGAAGGCGCGCTGGCTGCATGTCGGCGGCGGGAAGAATCCGCGCCATTCGCACGTCGAGGCGAACGGGAAGGTTTACGATTTATCGAAGGGTCTTAAAATCGACGGCGAATACATTTTCCCCGGCGAATTGCCGAATTGCGGATGCGTGGGCGCACCGCTTATTCCAGGTGTTGACGATGAAGCCGAATAAAGACGAGATTATCGTCGCTTTTGACAAGGCGACGGTACGGAGTTTCGACGATGACGGTCGCATGCGCGTTTCCATCAGTCGAATTTCGAAAGCCGGCGTGAATCCGTATTGGGGGAGGGAGATCCCGGATTGGGACGCGCTCGGTCTGGATCCGGACCGGGTGTACAACGTGTTCCGCCCGCCGGAGGAGCTCCAGAAGGCTGTCGAGACGTTCAACAATCTGCCGATCCTTGCCACACACAAGCACGTAAGCGCAGATGATCCGAAAAAAGACCTGATTATTGGAGCAACCGGCTCAAATGCGAAGTTTGACGGTGAATATCTCACGAACGATCTTGCGTTCTGGGATGGCGAATATATCGAGAAAATCGAAAGCGACGAGCAGCGCGAGTTGTCGAGTTCATATCGGTATAAGCCCGTCATTAAAAGTGGAACCTATAATGGCGCGCAATACGACATTGTGATGACTGATATTCGCGGTAATCACGTCGCAACCGTCGTTGAGGGCCGCGCCGGGCCGGATGTGCTTGTCGCCGATACCCAGATCCAAACCTCTGAAAAGGTACGAACCGTGAAACTGAATCCGAAGCAGAAGGCGGCGCTGAAGGCTCGGCTCCCGAAGCTGAAAGTCGCGATGGACGAGGGCCTCGACACCGCTGGCGTCGAAGAAGCCCTCGAGGAAGCTCTCGAAGAAGTCCAGGCGCTCGGCGAGCCGGACGCGGCTGTCGACGAGGAAGGCTCGCTGCTCGAGAAGCTGAAGAAGCTGATCGAGGAAGCGGGTGCCAAGGGCGCGAACGACGAGGACGACGATCCCGAAGCGGCGGCCGACGAAGAACGCCGCGCCGAGGAAGCGAAGAAGGCCGAAGAGGCGAAGAACGCCTCGGCGATGGACGCGAAGATCGCCGCCGCCACGAGGGGCGTTCGCGAGTCGATCGAGGGTCGCTTCCGCGCGGCCGACAAGGTTGCGCCGATCACCGGCCGCATCGACGCGATGGCGTTCGACTCCGCCGAGGCGATCTACGCGCACGCGATGACTGTCGGCGGCATGGATCCGGCGAAGCACGACAAGGTCGCGTACGCCGGCATCGTCGACGTGCTGCTCGATGCGCAGTCGAAGGCGCCGGTGCGCGTCGCGGCCGATGCAGCGAGCGACGCCGCATTGCTGGAGCGCTTCCCGGCTCTGGCCAAAATCAACCACGCGTAAGGACGGACGAACATGGGCTTCCCGAACGCAGTACGTCTTCAGCCCGAGGTCGGCGTGCCGGGCACGCGCGCCTCGATGAACCCGATCTCGGTCATTTCGCGCGTCGCGCAGACGGCTGTGACCGTCGCCGCGTTCGTGTGGCCGGGCACGGACACCGACAACCAGGTGCAGAACACCGGCACCGGCAAGCCGCTCGGCTTCGCGATCACGGACCAGGTCGGCGTGATCCCGAACTACCTGCAGGAGTACAGCATGCAGGTGCCCGCCGGTATGGCCGTTGAAGTGGCGGAGCGCGGCGAGTTCTTCGCGAAGTCGGCGAACGCAGCGACGCTCGGCCAGAAGGTGTTCGCGACGCTCGCCGACGGCACGCTGCAGTTCGGCGCGGCCGGCGCGACGATCACGGGCGCAGTCGAAACGGCGTTCGTCGTTTCCCGCGGCGGCGCGGCCGGTGCGGTCATCAAGATCTCGACGTGGAGCCAACTCGCATGAAGCTGAACCAACTTTCCGCATACGGCATCCACCTCGCGCCCGGTGCCGAGCTGCTGAACGACGCGTCGAAGGCGAAGCTCGTCGCGGCAATGGACGCCGCCGGCCCGCTGGTCACGCAGCCGAACAACGGCATCCCGCAGATGCTCACGAACTACTTCGATCCGCGCGTGATCGAGACGCTCGTTTCGCCGATGAACGCTGAACTGCTGTATTCGGCCGTGCAGAAGGGCGACTGGACGACGTCGACGGCGACGTTCATGACCGTCGAATCGACCGGCGAAACGGCGACGTACGGCGACTACAGCGGCAACGGCATGTCGAGCCACAACGTGAACTTCCCGGCTCGCCAGAACTACGGCTTCCAGACGAACACGCAGTGGGGCGACAAGCAGATGGCAGTCGCGGCGAAGGCCCGCGTCGACTACGCGGCTCGTCAGCAGATCGCCTCCGCGCTGATCCTGCGCAAGAAGGAAAACGCGATCTTCCTGTTCGGCGTCGCGGGCCTGCAGAACTACGGCCTGACGAACGACCCGGCGCTCAGCGCACCGGTCGCGCCGACCACGGGCGCCGGCGGTACCACGTGGGACGTGAAGACCTCGGACGAGATCTACGCCGACTTCGTGCTGCTCTGGAAGAACCTGATCGCGGCCGGCAACGGCCTGATCAACACGAAGTCGCGCGTGAAGGTCGGCATCCCGAACGTGTCCGAGCAGAACCTGACGAAGCAGAACACGTACGGCCAGGTGCTGCGCGATCGGCTGAAGCTCGCATACCCGAACATGGAGATCGAGACGATCCCCGAGTTCGCGACGGCGAGCGGCAACCTCGTGCAGATGATCGCCGTGGACGTCGAAGGGCAACCGACTGGCGAGCTGGCATACGCCGAGCGCATGCGTGCGCACGGCGTCGTCCGTCGCGATTCGTCGTACTCGGAAAAGAAGTCCGGCCACGCGTACGGCGCGGTGCTGTACTACCCGAACTTCATCCAACAAATGCTGGGGGTCTAACATGCCGGAAGTCCAAGAAACGAAGACGAGCAAGCCGGTCAAGGTGTACTGCAAGCTCCCGCACGGGATCGTCTACAACCTGCCTGGCGATCGCAGCGTGCGCCTCATCGGCATGTACGGCGACGAGCGCTCGGACCTGCAAGTCGCGGGCATGCCGGGCCGCGATAGCGTTGCCGGCCATGGCGTGACGCTGGTCGACGCCGACGACTGGGAACAGATCGTCAAGGATCACGGCAAGTCGGCCGCGCACATGAACGGCTTCGTGTTCGCTGCGAAGGACGACAAGTCGGGGGAGGCCCAGGCGCGTGAGCAGGAAGGCGCGCGCACGGGCTTCGAGCCGTACGATCCGAGCGCTAACCGCGAGGACAAGACGGTCGACGGCACCAAGACCGGCGCGATCGAGAAGTAATGAGCACGCCGACGGGAGTCGTCGCGTTTGACCCGGCCGCCTTCAGGGCGGCTTTTCCTGCTTTTGCGGGGCTGAGCGACGGCACCCTGAACGGCTATTTCGCGATGGCCTGCATCTTCTTGAACAACTCGCCCGCTTCGGTAGTGCAGGATCTGACCATCCGCGCACAGCTGCTCAACTTCATCACGGCGCACCTCGCGTTTCTTCTCGGCCGCGCGAGCTCGGGTGACGGCTCGAGCGCGGCCGTGGTCGGCCAGATGGTTTCGGCCGGCGAGGGCACCGTGAACGCTTCCTTCGCGCAGGTGCAGTCGAAGAATGCCGAGTTCTGGGCGCAGAGCGAGTACGGACTGATTTTTTGGCAGATGGTGCTGCCGTTCCGCACCTTCCGCTACTTCCCGGCTCCGTGCTGTGTGCGCCGTTAAGGTCACCGGCGGCGCCAAACTCGACGCCGCACTGGCGCGCTACCTCGACAACGCGACGCTCACGATGCGCGCGGGCCTCCTCGAAGGGGCGACGGAGCCTGACGGCACGCCGACGGCGCTCGTCGGGTTCTGGCAGGAATACGGCACAGAAGACATCCCCCCGCGTCCCTTCATGCGCACGACAGCGCTCGTGCAAGCATCGCGCTGGGCGAAGATCGTCGGCGTGACCCTGCAGCGCAACGGCGGCGACTTCGACGCAGCGCTGCGGCTGGCCGGCGAGGCGGCCGTCGTCGACATTCAGGCGACGATCGGCGCATGGACCGATCCGCCGAACGCGAAATCCACGATCGCGAAGAAGGGCTTCGACGGCCCGCTGCGCGGATCGGCCGCCGCGCCGATGCAGCACGCCGTCGCATACGACATCGTCGACGGAGCACCCACAGAATGAACCTCCATGGAATCGTGTCCGGCGCGATCGGCACCGTGAATCCGTTCGTGCCGGTGACGCTGCAACAGAGCACCGGCTATACGACGGCGCCCGACGGCGATCGCACGCCGACCTACAGCGCATCCCCGCAGTCGGTGCAGGTGCAGGCGCTCTCCGCGAAGGAGATCCAGCACCTCGACGGCCTGAACATCCAAGGCGTGCTGCGCAAGGCATACCTGAACGGCGACTGGCGCGGCGTCTACCGCGCGACGAATCAGGGCGGCGACCTGATGCAATTCGCCGCGGCGCCCGGCGTACCGCCCTCATTGCAAGGCACGACGTGGAAGGTCGTTCAGGTGTTCGAGACGTGGCCGGACTGGTGCGCGCTCGCGATCCAACTGCAGTGAGGCCGCCATGCCCGTGACCATCTCCATCACCGAATCGCAGGTCTTCGCCGCGCTCCGCGCGTTCCTGCTCGGCATCCTGCCGGCCGGCGTCGAAGTCGTGAAGGCGCAGGGGAATGGCGTCGGCGAGCCGGTCGGCGGCGACTTCGTCGTGATGAACTCGATCGCATCGCCGCGCCTCGCGACGAACGTCGAGGGCTACACCGACCCGGGTACCAACCCCGGAACGCGCAATTCGATGCAGGCGATCGAGGCGCGGCTCCAGCTCGACGTGCACGGTCCGAACGCAGGCGACAACGCCGCGATCATTTCAACGCTGTTTCGAAGCGAATATGCGTGCATTCAATTCGCGACCGTTAATACGGATATTCAGCCGTTATATTGCGAAAATCCGCGACAAATGCCGTTTATTAACGCTCAGAATAACTATGAGCAGCGTTGGATAATTGAACTGGCTATCGAATACAATCCAATCACGCAAACGCCGCAGGATTTTGCAGACGAGGTTAATCCCCAAATCGTCAGCGTGGACGCGGCATATCCACCCGGAGCTTAAACCATGTCGATCCCGGCATCCCTGATCGCCTCCGTAACGCCGAGCGTCATCAGCGCGGGCGGTTCCGCGCTCGATCTCGTCGGCATTATGCTGACGACGAATACCCGAGTGCCGGTTGGCACTGTTCCGACTTTCCCGACGCAAGCCGCAGTCGCCGCTTATTTCGGTTCGGCTTCGACCGAAGCGCAATTGGCCGCGATTTATTTCAACGGCTTCGATAATTCGAACGTGAAACCGGGTTCGCTCGGTTTCATGCAATACACGCAATCGCGTGTGAGCGCATATCTGCGAGGTGGCTCACTCGCAGCAATGACGCTCGCGCAGCTGCAGGCGCTGTCCGGTTCGCTGACGGTGAACGTCGACGGCTTCCCGCGCACCGCAGCATCGATCAACCTGTCGAGCGCATCGAGCTTCTCAGCCGCCGCCGCGTCGATCCAGACCGCGCTCAATGCGACGCCACCGACCCCGGCCGTCGTCACGGGTAGCATCTCCGGCGCGACGCTTACGGTATCCGCCGTGACGTCCGGTACGCTTGCCGTCGGCCAAGTCCTGAGTGGCACGGGCATCACCGCAGGCACGAAGATCACCGCCTTCCTGACCGGCACCGGTGGCACGGGCACGTACTCGGTTGACCAGATCCAGACCGTGGCGAGCACGTCGATTACTGCGGCGGCGGCGGCCGTCACCGTGAGCTTCGACAGCGTCTCGAGTGCGTTCGTCGTCACCTCGGGCATTTCCAGCGTACCGTCGACGATCGCTTACGCGACCGGCACGCTCGCGGCGAGCATCAACCTCACGCAGGCTACCGGCGCCGTGCTGTCGCAGGGCGCGGCCGCGACGACGCCGGGCGCAGCGATGACCGCGTTGACGAAGATCACGCAGAACTGGGTCTCATTCATGACGGTGTTCGAGCCGGACAACTTCATCGGCAACGCCAATAAGGTGGCGTTCGCGCAATGGACGGCGCAGCAGAACAACCGCTATGTCTACGCGGCCTGGGATCCGGACCAGAGCCCGACGACGACGGTACCGGCGACGTCGTCGCTCGGCTACCTGGTGAACCAGAGCAACATGAGCGGCGTCGTGCCGATCTATCAGGACATCAACCAAGCCGCGTTCTTGATGGGCGCGATCGCGTCGATCGACTTCACCGAGACGAACGGCCGCATCACGCTGGCGTTCAAATCGCAGTCGGGCCTCGCGGCAACCGTCACGGACGCGACCACGTATCAGAACCTCGTCGCAAACGGCTACAACTGCTACGGCGCGTTCGCGACGGCGAACGATCAGTTCACGTTCTTCACGCCGGGCCAGATCGCGGGGCAGTACGACTGGATCGACGCGTACATCGATCAGATCTGGATGAACAACCAGTTTCAGCTCGGCATCATGACCGGCCTCACGCAATCGAAGTCTGTGCCGTACAACGCCGTCGGCGACGCGACGATCGAGTCGTGGCTGATGGACACGGTCAACCAGGCGGTGAACTTCGGCGCGATCCGCGAAGGCGTACAGCTCGGTGCCGCGCAGGTACAACAAGTCAACACGGCGGCCGGCCTGAAGATCGACGGCGTGCTCTCCTCGCGCGGCTGGTATCTGCAGGTGCTGGCGTCGAAAGCGACCGCGCAGACGCGCGCGGCGCGCCAATCGCCGCCGTGCACGTTCTGGTACATGGACGGCGGCAGCGTCCAACAACTCAACCTCGCCTCGGTGATGGTCCAGTAAGGGAGCAACCATGTCAGGAACGATTACCAGCGCCAACAGCGTGATCATGCTCGCGGCCGGCTCCGTCTTCCCGGTCGCGCAGCAGATTCAGGGCTACGCGGCCGAGGACATCTTCGATACCGACGACGTCGAAATGGCTGAGGTATCGCTCGGCCTCGACGGTAAGCAGTCGTACGGCTACGTGCCGTACAACATCAAGTGGCGCATCACGCTGCAGCCGAACTCCGACTCGATCCTCGTCTTCGACGGAGTGATCACGGCCGAGAACGTACTGCGCGACAAGATGCAGTGGTCGGGCGTCGTCACGCTGCCGGGTATCAGCAAGAAATTCACGATGGTCAACGGCGTCCTGACGCGCGGCAAGGTCCTGCCGGACGCGAAGAAGGTGCTCCAGCCGCAGACGTACGAAATTACCTGGGAGAAGGTGCTGCCGGCACCGATGTGATATGGCACGCAAGACAACCAACTTCACCGCGACCGACGGTCGCGACGATGGGAAGCGATTCCTGATCACCGAGATGCCGGCATCGAAATCGGAGGAGTGGGCAGCGCGCGCGTTGTTCGCTGCGATGAGCTGCGGCGTCGAGGTCCCGGAGGATGTGGCCGGCGCCGGGCTGGCAGGCATCGCGGCGATCGGCATCAAGTCGCTGGGCCGCGTTCCGTTCGAGATCGTGAAGCCGCTGTTCGACGAGATGATGGACTGCGTGCAGTACGAGTTCGAACCGGGGCGTGCAGGCGGCGCGCGCGCGCTGATCGAGACGGACATCGAGGAGGTCGCCACCCGTCTGAAGCTTCGGAAGGCGGTGCTCGATCTGCACCTCGAGGGTTTTCTCGGCGCCGCCCCATCGAAGCAGGCTTCTGGGGCGGCGGCAGCAGCAGACGCCTGATCGCGTATCCCAACGTGCCGCGCTCGATCGGCGCGGTCGTTTCCCGGCGGCTCGCGACCCTCGTCGAGCTGCAAACCGTTCTGGGACAGGATGACCTGCATGACCTGCTGGAAATAATCGTCGTCGACAGCCATAACGAGCGCGTCGCGGCAGAGGAAAGGAGAAACTGACCGTGGGTATGACCATCGTCGACGCGCTCGTCGTAACCCTCGGCCTCGACACCAGCGCGTTCAAGCGCGGCAAGAGCGAAGCCGGCGCGGCCACGAAGAAGCTCACCGCCGAGGAGCGCGCCGCTGCCAAGGAAATCGAGGAGCGCAACAAGAAGGCGGCGGAATCCTACCGGAGCATCCGAAACGAGGTGCTGGCGCTCGTCGCGATCTTCACCGCTGGCGTCGGCATCAAGCAGTTCACCGAGAGCACGATCAACTCGGCGGTGAATCTGGGCTACATGGCCCAGAACCTCCAGATGAGCACGCGTGACCTTTCCGCGTGGCAGCGCGCGGCAGAGCGTGCAGGCGGCTCCGCCGAAGGCATCACGGCCGCGCTGTCAGCCTCCCAGAACGACATCTCGAAGCTGAAGTTCGGCCAGGTTACCGAGGGCGTGCAGTGGTTCCTTCGCATGGGCGGTTCCGTCAAGGATCTGAAGGACGGCAACAGCTACCTGCTCGCACGTGCGCGGATCATTTCCAACATGTTCAAGGCCGATCCGGGCCGCGCGCGCTTCATCGCGCAGCAGATGGGAATCGGCGACGGCGAGTTCAATTTTCTAAAGCAGGGCGAGACCGCGGTACTCGCGCTCGTCGACGCGCAGAAGAAGAACTCGGCCGTCACGGAGAAGCAGGCCGAGCAGGCGCTGCGGCTGCGCAACGCGTGGCTCGACGTGCGCGACCGCCTGCAGTACGTGGGGACGACCGTTTTGCTCGAGCTGATGCCGACGTTCGAGAAGCTGCTCGGGAAGCTGCAAAACATGGCCGATTGGGTCGCGGACCACAAGGCGGACATCAGCGCATGGGTGGACCGCGCCGTGACGTCGGTGCAGCAGTTCGTTGAATGGGCGGACAAAGCGGCTGCGGCGGTCGGCGGCTGGAAGAACGTGCTGATCGCATTCGCGGGCCTGAAGCTGCTTTCGATGGCGTCGGGAGTCCTGTCGCTCGCAGGCGCGCTTCTGCGTCTCGGCGGCGCGCTCGGTGGTGTGAGCACGGCCGGCGCCAGCGCGCTGCCTATCCTCGGGCGACTGCTCGGCGTCGCCGGGCTCGCGCTGTACAGCCAAGGTCTGAACGAGGGCGAGGACACGACTCGCGTGACGCAGCCGGGCGACACGTGGGACGGTGACCCGGTCGGCAAGGCGCGCGCGGCCGCGAACAATGGCTCGCTGGCCGATCGCCGCCGCTATCTGATCGGGCGCCTCAAGGAGGCCGGCTATACCGATGCGCAGGCAGCCGGCATCGCGGGCAGCCTGCAACAGGAGAGCCAGCTCGATCCGACCGCTGTCAACAAGACGTCCGGCGCCGCCGGCATTGCGCAGTGGCTCGGCCCGCGCGCGCGCCAGTTCGAGAAGCAGTTCGGGCACTCCGTCGCGCAATCGACCTTCGGCGAGCAGGTCGATTTCATGCTGTGGGAGCTGAAGAACACCGAAAAGCAGGCCGACAAGCGGCTACGCATGGCGACGACGCCTGAAGCGGCCGCCGAAATCCATTCGCGCGAGTACGAGCGCCCGGGCGCGGCCGAGGCGAACATCGCACGGCGCCAGCAGTACGCGCGCGAGGTGTTCGGTGGCCTGGGGCAGGCGAACGCCGCGCAGATTGCGCAGCAGACCGCTGCGGCCGCTGCGCCGGCGAGCGGAAACACGACCACGACGAGCACGTCGACGACCGAGACGAACATCAACGGCCCGATCACTGTGCACACGCAGGCGACCGACGCGCCCGGCATCGCGCGCGATCTGGGCGGCGCGCTGCGTCGCTACAGCTTCGTCGTGCCGCAGGCCAACACCGGATTGAGCTGATATGCCGCTGCCGAACATCATCGTCCCTGCCTTCCCGAACGTTCCAGACCTGCCGGGCGTGCCGCCACTCATCCGCGCGCCGGGCGAGTCACTCGGCTCGTTCGCGGTGTCGCTTATCACAACCGACGCGATCGGACTGCTCGAAGGGCTGCTCGCGCCCGTGTGGGGCATCTTCGACGAGTTCGGCGCGCCGCTGGCCGTCGCCGACACTGCGCTGAGCGTCGAGTACCGCGGCGACTCGCGCATCTCAAAGTACCCGCAGGAACAGGGCGGCTTCGCCGACTACAACAAGGTGCAGATGCCGTACAACGCGCGCGTGCAGCTGGTGTGCGGCGGTAGCGACACGCGGCGCGCGGCGTTCCTGTCATCGATCGAGGCGGCGAAGCAGTCGACAATGCTGTTCACCGTGATCACGCCGGACGCGACGTACGAAAACGCGAACGTCGTCGCGTACGACTATCGGCGCACGTCGAAGAACGGCGTGACGATGGTTGTCGCCGAGATCTATCTCGAGGAGGTGCGCCAGACGGTCGTCGCGCAGTTCGCGAACACGCAGAATTCGGCGTCGCAAGATTCGGCCAGCCTCGGCCAGGTGCAGGGGCAGGTTCCGACTGCGGCGCAGTCCGGCCTCTTCGGTCCGGTCTCGGTGACGACTGGCGTCGGCGGGGTGCAGTGATGCTGATTCTCCCGATCACCGCGAAGCCCGCGCAGAACTTCAGCGTGCTGCTCGCCGGCCAGAACTGCCAGATCTCGGTCTACCAGAAGACGACCGGCATGTATCTCGACCTGTCCGTGAACAACGCGCCGATCAAGAGCGGTATTGCCTGTCGCGACCGCGTGCTACTGATCCGCCACGCGTACCTCGGCTTCGTCGGCGACCTGACGTTCTTCGATACGCAGGGCGTTGCGGATCCGGAATATGCGGGCCTCGGGACGCGGTGGCAGCTCGTCTATCTCGAAGCGGGAGACTTCGCATGAGCTTCACGCGCAAACGCATCGATCTGACGATCACGCTCGGCGAGGGGGAGTTCGGTGACGACGGTTCGAATACCGTGACGCTCACTGGCCTGCGCGTGCAATCGCTCATCACGGTGCCGGGTGGCGATGCGATGGCAGCCGCGCAGATTCGCGCGTACGGCATCCCTCTGTCGATGATCAACCAGCTGACGACCGTCGGCCCAATCAACACCGCGATCCGCGCGCAGAACGCTGTGCAGCTCGCTGCAGGCGATGACGAGAACGGTATGCACGTCGTCTACTCGGGCACGATCGGCGAGGCGTGGGGCGACTTTCAGGGCACCCCCGACGTGCCGCTGAACATCATCGGCTATGCCGGCCTGATCCAGGCGGTGAAGCCGGTGGGCGCGCTCAGCTACGTGGGGTCCGTCGACGTCGCGACGATCATGAAAGAGCTGGCCGCCACGATGGGGCTCACGTTCGAGAACAACGGTGTGCAGGTGCAGCTCTCGAACCCGTACTTCCCGGGCACGGCGCTCGCGCAGGTGCGCGCATGCGCCCGCGCGGCGGACATCAACTATCTGATCGACCGCGACACGCTCGCGATCTGGCCGCGCGCCGGCGCGCGCGCGACGGCCGGCGACATTCCGCTGATCTCGCCCGAGACAGGTATGCGCGGGTACCCGACGTTCTCGAGCAACGGCCTCGGCATCTCGATGGAGTTCAACCCGAACATCAAGAACGGCGGCCAGATCAAGGTGCAGAGCTCACTTCCGGTCGCCTGCGGCATCTGGAACGTGTTCGACCTGTCGCACGCTCTGGAAAGCGAGGTGCCTGACGGCGCCTGGTTCACTCAACTCTCGGCATACCCGCAAAATGGTGGATAACGCATTCGGCTATCGGGGCAGCCAGCGGCCCACGTCAGGCACTTCTCCGTTCAACGAGCAATCGTTCCTCGTCTGGCAGATCCTGCGCACGATCTCGGGCGCGCGGCTTGTCGAGGTGAAGGCGGTCACGAACGCCGGCGGCGTGTCGCCGGTCGGATTCGTCGACGTGCTGCCGCTCGTCAACCAGCTCGACGGCTCCGACAATGCGATGCCGCACGGCGTCATCCACAATCTGCCTTACTTCCGACTGCAGGGCGGTCAAAACGCGGTGATCATCGACCCACAGGTCGGCGACATCGGCGTCGCGATCGTCGAGGACCGCGACATCTCGTCGGTGAAAGCGAATCGCGGCCCGGCGAATCCCGGCTCGAAGCGCATCTTCGACATGGCCGATGGCCTGTATCTCGGCGGTTTCCTGAATGGCGCGCCAACGCAGTATGTCCAGTTCTCGGGCGCCGGGATCACCATCAGCTCGCCGACCAAGGTCACGATCTCCGCGCCGAACGTCGAAATCGACGCGAGCGCCGCATGCGCGATCAACTCGCCGGCGATCACGCTCAACGGCAACCTGTCGCAAGGCGGCGGCTCGTATGCTGGCACGTCGACGTTCAACGGCAACGTGGCAACCATGGGAACGCTGACGAACAACGGGAAGAACGTCGGGTCCACCCACACGCACAGCGGCGTCCAGACCGGCAGCGGCAATACTGGAGTACCGAACTGATGCCTTCGACCCTTCTCCTCGATCAGCAAACGTGGGATCTCTGCCTCGACGCCTACGGGAACATCGCCGTCGCGGCCGAGCCCTACGCGATCGCGCAAGACGTCGCGAGCGCCGTGCGCACGTTCCGCGGCGAATGCTGGTACGACACGTCGGTCGGCGTCCCGTACTGGCAGGACATTCTCGGCAAGCGTCCGCCGCTGCCGCTCATCAAAAAGGATATCAACACTGAAGCGCGGCGCGTGTTCGGCGTACAGGCTGCGCAGTGCTTCATCACGTCCATGAACGACCGCGTCGTGACCGGCCAGGTGCAGGTCGCCACGGCCGACGGCGTGCTCCCCGTCAATTTCTGAGGCTCCGCATGTCGACTCCTCCTACCTCAAGCGTACCGCCGATCAACTGGGCGCCGACCGGGCCGGTCGTGCCAGCTGAATCCGCGATCCTGACCGGCGTGCTCGCGGACACGAACGCGGCTTTCGGCGGCAACCTGAACATCACGAACGAGGACGGCAGTCCCAACCTGACGACGCCGCAGGGACAACTCGCATCGAGCCTGACCGCCATCATCGGCGCGAAGAACGACGACATGCTCGAGGTGTCGAACGGCGTCGATCCGGATCTGGCCGCCGGCCGTTGGCAGGACGCGATCGGACGCATCTACTTCATCGAGCGCAACCCGGCCGAGCCGACGGCGTTGCAGGTAGCGTGTGTGGGCGCGGTGAACACGCCGATCCCGCTGGGCGCACTGATCAAGGATTCGAGCAACAACGTCTACCTGTGCACGCAGGCCGGCACGATCCCGGCGAGCGGAACGATTACGCTCGGCTTCGCGTGCAAGGTGACCGGCCCGACGCCGGTTCCGGCTGCCAATCAGGTCTCGATCTACCAGGCAATCCCCGGCTGGGACACGGTGACCGTGGTCTCAGGCGTCGTCGGGAGCAATGTCGAGTCGCGCGCCGATTTCGAGTATCGCCGTCGGCAGTCGGTGGCGCTGAATGGGCGCGGCTTCGTCCCCGCTGTTCGTGCTGCCGTGCTAAATGTCGCGGGGGTGTTGGATGCGTGTGCGCTCGACAATCCGCTCGGCACGGCCGTGACGATCGGAGGCTATACGGTCGCGGCAAATTCGTTGTACGTGGGCGTGTATGGAGGTGCAGCGCAGGATATCGCGAACGCCATCTGGACGAAGAAGGGTCCTGGCTGCAACTACAACGGCAACACGACAGTGACGGTGCAGGACACGAGCGTCGGATCGCAGCCGTACCCGAGCTACACGGTGAAGTATCAGACGCTCACCGCCGTGCCAATCCTCTTCGCCGTGCAGCTCGTGAACAACCCGAACCTGCCGGCCAACATCGTGCAGCTCGTGCAGAGCGCGATCATCGCTGCGTTCACCGGCGCCGACGGTGGCTCGCGCGCGCGCAGCAACTCGACCATCTTCGCCGGCCGGTACTACCCGGGCGTGATCGCGATCGATCCGTCTGTCGAGCTGCTGTCGATCCAGCTCGGCACGACCACGGCGAACCAGAACAGTGTCGTTATGGGGATCGACAAGACGCCGACCCTCACAGCGGCGAACATCGCGGTGAGCCTCGTATGAACGGCGTGATCTCGACACCTCTGCAGTTCGGCATTGGCGATGGCGCGACGACGACGTTCGAGCTCGCGTCGAACCCGGGCGAGCAGATCGCTCAGATCGTCATTGCGAACATCTTCCGGGCCGACTGGCAGGGGAATCAGCAGCTTTACGCAACGCCGCGCACGAATCTCGCGACGAATTCGCAGGGCTTCGACAAGGCAACGTGGACGAAGAACGTCTACACGATGGTTCCGAGCGCTGCGGTCGCACCCGACGGCACCAACACTGCGCAGAAGCTGACGGACACGAACACGACGAGCGGAATTCACTCTCTCATCTCGAACGGAGCCACGTCGCTCGGCATAGGGGCGCAAGCCTGTGCGTCGGTTTATGCACAGGCTGGCGATCGGCCGTACTTAGTGATCCGCATACAAGACGCGACGAACTCGAACAACTACTGCTATGCCGTGTTCAACCTGCAAACCGGCGTAGTTCTTCAGTTTTCACGTACTGGAGCAGCTGCGGGCGTCTCGGCGGCCATGCAGGCGTTTGGCAACGGCTGGTACCGCTGTTATGTGTCGGGCGTCCCAAACCCCGCTGCGACTGGCGTCAGCATGCTGATCGGCGCGCCACTGACGAACACGAACAGCACCAACTACACGGGCGTCGCGGGGCAGGGCATTTACGTGTGGGGCGCGCAGATCGAAGCCGGTGCGGCGCCGACGAGCTACATCGCGACGACGAGCGCAGCCGTTACCGTGACGGACTATGTGCTCGGCCAGGCGAACAGCATCACGATCGCGCCGGCGCCGCTCGCCGCAGCAGTGCTCTCGTGGACCGGCACCTACATCTACACGCCGGTCGACCTGCCGTCCAATTTCCCGCTCAGCACGGTGATCTCGCAGTACGCGAACAGCCCGACGCTGCTTCAGCTCATCGAGAACTTCAGTCAGTACATCGACCCGTCGGCGGACATCGACGCCTTCTACGACATGGTGTGGAACATCGATAGCGCGGTGGGGCGGGGCCTCGACATCTGGGGGAAGATCGTCGGACTCGAGAGCGGGCGGTTGCTGAAGATTCCCTCGGCAGAGATCAACCTCGGCTTCAAGGAAGCCGGCAACGCCAGCGCGGCGCCATTCGGTTCAGGGGTCTTTTACTCGGGCAACGCTGTCACCGAGAATTACTACCTGGCGGACAGCGCATTTCGCACGCTGATCCTTGTGAAAGCGATGGCGAACATCTCGGATGGGTCGATCCCGAGCTACAACCAACTGCTGCAGAACCTGTTTAAGGGGCGCGGCCGATGCTACGTGAACGACCTCGGCAACATGCAGATGCGGTACACGTTCGAGTTCTATCTGCAGCCGTTCGAGATCGCAATTCTCACGCAGTCCGGAGCAATGCCGCGGCCGACCGGCGTGCTCGCCTCGATCATGCAGGTGCCGGTGCCGAACATCTTCGGCTTCTCGGAAGCAGGAAAGACGAGCGTTGCACCGTTCGGGCAAGGAACATTCTTCACTGGAGTTTTGAATGCAAGCTAGCCAATCACCCACTCTCGTCCCGCTCGCGTTTGCCGCAAACGGCACGAAGAACACAATTCCCGAGGCTTCGCAAATCGGCATCACGCCGGGCGCAGCCTCACTCAACGATGGCTTCCCGCCGCTCACGTTCACGCCCATCGCGGCCGGCGGCGTGCCGCCGGCTGGTGCCGACTTCAACGGCATCCTCAACCTGATCACGCAGTCGCTTCGCTGGCAGCATGCCGGCGGCCAGTACAGCTACAACTCGACATTCGCGAACGACGCGAACGTAGGCGGGTATCCGCGCGGCGCGGTGGTGATGCGCGCCGATAACAGCGGTATGTGGATCAACCAGACCGACAACAACACCGCGAACCCCGACACGGTTGGCACGGGCTGGGTTCCTGCGTTTATGAGCGGTACCGTCGGCCAAATGCGTAATCTCTTCATGGGCTTGACGGTTGCAAACGTAACCGGGACCCTCACCGCGGACGAGATTGTCGTCGGCTCCGCACTGGCCGGTCAGAAGTACGTTCTTGGCGGTTTCAACAAGACGATAAACCTCTCCACGACCGGCGCGGGTGGCATGGATACCGGCAGCGCACCGACGTCGGGTTATGTGGCGATTTATGCCATCTACAACCCGACGACGGGCGCATCGGCATTGCTCGCAACGAATGCAACGAGTTCTGCAGCTCCGAATGTATATGGCGGCGCGAACATGCCATCCGGTTATACCGCGAGTGCCTTGGTCAGCGTATGGCCTACCGATTCAAGCGGAAGACTCACTGTCGGGTTTCAACGTGATCGTAGTATTTCGATCACGTCTCAAACTGCAATTAGCACATCGTCTAATGCGCCTTCGCAAACGTCTCTCAGCATTTCTGGAATTGTTCCGCTCAATGCGAAAAGCATTTCTGGTGTGCTGCATGAGGCATCGACGGCGACTGCATCCTGTACTGCCACCATTACGCCAGGACTCGGCAGTATTGGTGGTCAGAATATCGCCGGCTCTTTGTCGGCCGGGCAGGTGTCGGAATGCAATTATTCGATCACGCTGCTAACGCCGCAGTCGGTCTATTACACAACGAATGTGACTGCCGGAACGCCGACATTCATCATTTACATTTCCGCATATACGATTTAGGAGGATTTATGTTTGTTCAATTTTCCGACCAGACGGAAGATGCCATCGTTGCTATATTTTCTTGCAAGCAGGATGCTGCCGCATATCCGAATCAAGGTGAAGTTGATATTTCTGATCCGAGATATGCGGCTTACTATGATTCCATTCCCTTTAACTCTCGCGGCGGCCTTCCCGAGCCTATTTCGTCAACGTCGTAACGATCGCTTGAATTACAGGAAATTCGAGCGACGCCTTTGTCGCATAAAGCGAGTCGGATGGATGGAGGCAGTCGGTGAGCATCGACTGCCAGTTCGGAGTCGCCTGAATCACATCGAACTCGCTGACGATTGGCACCTGTTGCGCAGCCGCTACCTGGCGGAGTGCAGCGATATACGGCGGCATCAGGGGTTGGCGGACCGCCTCGCACGTTGGGTTCGGTTCGAAGATCACGACCTGCTTGCCGTATTGCCGTGCAGTCTGAACAAGCTGCGTCATCGTTGCCGCAAAGTCGTCCGGCGATTCTGCGGCGATGCCGTCCTTCTTGACCGTCGTATAGTAGGGTTCATTCAGGCCGAAGTTGAGCGTCACGATCTGCGCTTTCGAAGCGGCCATTTGATTTGACCATGTCGGGTGCACGCCGTCGGTGCCGTTGAGGAGTTGCGATGCCTCCGTCGAGCCGACTCCGTTGTTGGAGACGCTCACCGTCGCGCCGAAGCGCTCCTGGAGAAGTTGCTGCAGGACGGCCGGCTCGGAGTTCCTTGTAACCTGCCCAGTTCCATTCACGACCTGCCATCCTTGCGTGGTCGAATCGCCGTATGACTCGATGAGAACCGTTCGCGGTGCCGATTGTGCCGCTTGCACGGGCGCCGCACTTCCATCACCTCCGCCGCCGCAACCGCTGCAGGAAACGATGAATGCTCCGAGCAGTGATATCAACGCGCCTTTCAAGACGGCTCGTCCTCTGACGCTTCCTCGACGCTGGCTCCGAACTGCGCCATCCTCGCGAGCACGCGCGCGAATTCGTCCGGCGTCAACGCCAGCTTGGCCGCCGCGACGAACGCCATGTGCGGACTCATTTCGCGAGGCGCCTGCCCCCCGGTGTACTTGCGCCACTGGTGATCGCCAGCTAACCAGAACAGATCGGCCATCTGCTTGCCGGTCATGTTCAGCTCGTGCTTCAGCGTCGCGAGATCCCGCGTGTTGGGAGGTGAGTATTTGATCGGCATCGTGGCATGCGCGCATCGCGCGCGCGCGAAAGAGGGGCTTCATGGTCGTTTCCTTTCGGGATGTCGGGCTGCGCTGGATGCGCTACCGCTGAACAGCAATGTAGACCCTCCGGGTCTATAGGTCAAGGGGGGGGCATCGTCGCTGCATTTCGGCGCGCAAGGCCGGGTGCACGAATGGTCCCCGCAATTTCATTGAATTCGCGAGTAAACATTTGACCGATAATCAGCGCATCTGATTTTTCAATTAATGGGCTCGATTAAATGAATGGTCAAAATAACCAGCAAAATAGCCCCGGTTCTTGGCTTGTAAGTGCAAAAACCGTGATTAGTACGGTCGCCGGCCTTGTTTCCATCTTGGCCGCGCTGGTAGGGGCTTCCGCGTGGTGTATTGGCCTTTATTCGGGGCTTTCCAATCGCGTTACGGTACTCGAACAGAGTAATCAGGCAATGCGAGACGACCTGAAAGATATCAAGCAAATGGTTTCTCAACTCGTATTGGGCGCGGCGGGGAATCGGCCCGAGACTCGACGGTGGATGAAATGATGAAATGGAAAATCACGCTGGCCGACAACTGGCGCACGCTCCACCGGCGCGGCACCGTCATCGTGAGCGGCGCGCTCGCGCTCGTGACGGCCGCAGGCCCGGCGATCGTCGAGGCGTGGAACTCGATGCCGGCCGACCTGAAGGAACTGCTGCCGCAGGGCGTGCAACGCTATGCGGCGCTCGTCGCGTTCGCGCTGATCCTCGTCGTGCGATACACCGCGGTGCGCCGCGTAGCGCCGCCGGATGCGGCGCCCGGGCAGGGGAACGGCGATGGCGCTCAGTGATCTGTTCGGCGCGATCGTGCGGCTGTTCGGCGTGAACCCGGCGCCGGTCGTTGACGTGCCGACGCTGTCGATCTCGCCAAGTAACACGTCGGACGCTGCGTCGTCGCCCTCATTTGCGGTCGAGAAACCGGAAGCGGGCGCGCCGAACGATGAAGCATGGCTCGCGCTCTGCCGCCCGCTGTCGCAGCACTTCGAGAGCTGCTACCTCACCGCATACCCCGATCCCGCGTCGCCGCTCGGCAAGGCTCTGCAGGCGCGCGGCATCTGGTACAAGGTGCTCGGCGGCGCGCCGATCCCGGACGATCCTGCGCTGCGCGCGCTGAGCGGCGCCCCGTGGACGTGTGGTTGGGGCTCGACGGGCCCGGACGTGCGAGAGGGCACCGTGTGGACGCAAGCGACGGCCGACGCGCGGCACGACGCGAACTTGCGCTCCTCGGCGGCGCTCGTCGACCAGGCCGCGCGCGTCGCGCTGTCGCCGCAGCAGAAGGCCGCGCTCGTCAGCATCGTGAACAACGTCGGGCCGGGCCGCGCGCGGCGCGCTGGCGATCCCGGGCGCGACGGCATCATCACGCTCGCCAGCGGCCAACCGTCGACGCTGCTGCGGCACGTCAACATCGGGGACATGGCCGGCGCGGCCGACCAGTTCCCGGCGTGGAACCGCGCCGGTGGCGTCGTGCAGCCCGGTCTCGTGCGCCGGCGCGCGGCCGAGCGCGATCTCTTCCTCACGGGACACTGGAGCACGTCATGACGATCATCCCCATCCTGCTGAAATTCGGCCCGTGGTTGCTCGCGGCGGCCGGTGTGCTGTTCGGCATGTTCCGGCATCAGCAAGCCCGCACGGCGACGGCGCAGGCCGGCCAGAAGGCAGCCGAAGCGCAAGCGACCGCGGCGGCGGCGCGCGAGCAGGCTGCACAGTCCGCGAATGCGGAAGCCCAGGCGAATGCCGACGCGGCGCAAGCCGGCGCGGTCGCCGCGAAGGAGAGAAGCGATGCAGAAACGAACGTTGGCGCTCTGCCTGCTGGCGGTGCTGAGCAGCAGCTGCGCGACGGATGGTCCCGCGACTAAGGCAGCAGCACCTTGTGAGCCTCAGATCGTCACGAAGACACGTATCGTCGACACGGCATGCGACTGGGCCCGGCCGATCTACGTCAGCAAGACCGACGTGCTGAGCGACGACACCGCGCGCCAGATCCTCGCGCACAACATGGCTGGCGCGAAGAACTGCGGCTGGAAGCCGAGCGGTAAGTAGCGGCTGCGCGCGTCACTTCTCGAGCAGGCGCCGCAGGCGCACAACCTCTAAGATCAGCACCCGAATGTTCTCCGGGCTGCAGTAGGTCGGATTCGCCCACCAGTATCTCAGCGTCGGCAGGGGCGGCGACTTGAATTCCGGCAGAGGCGCATCGATCGCCGTCGGCTTCGCGTAGGCCGCGCCGATGGTCCCGCAGCCGACCGGAATCTTTGGCTGAGCATGCCGGTCGCGCCGCGTCTCATCGAGCCGGCGCGCGCCCGGCTTCTTCGACCCATGCCAATGCGCTGCCTCCTCGTCGGTCATCCAGTAGCCGGTGCGCTCCGGCGGACCGTCGTAAGGCATGTCGATGTATTCCCACTGATATTCCCAGAGCGGTTCCATGATGCGAAAAATATACTGTATGGCTATACAGTGTACTCGGGAGTATCATGCGACCGTCAATCCCCTAAAAAGGTGTCGGAATGTGCACGACTTACGTCGCGCCCGGCGAAGATCCGGGGCTGAGCGAGTTGAGGATAGACAGCTTCCGCGATCTGTACCGGTGGACGCCGTGGAAACCCGAGATCTACCAGGATTACGATGCGCCGATCGTCGCGAGCATCGACGGCCAGTTCCAGCTGCTCATCGCCGGCTTCGGCTTCTGGCCGCGCGCGTTGCAGAAGGCGAACGTCGAGAAGGCCAAGGAGCAAGGTCGCAAGCCGCCGATCATCCGCAGCACGATGAACGTGCGCGACGACAACCTCGGGAAGTCGCTGCTGTACGCGCCAGCCTGGCGCGCCGGGCGCCGCTGCCTGATCCCGGCGAAGTGGATCTACGAGCCGAACTGGGAGACCGGCAAGCACGTGCGCTACCGAATCGGGCTCGCCGGCTGGCGGCCGCTCTGCGTCGCCGGCATCTGGCGCACGCTGCAGTACCCCGACGGCGTCGAGCGACACGCGATGGCGATGATCACGGTGAACGCCGACGAGCACCCGATCATGAAGCACATGCACCGGCCCGGCGACGAGAAGCGATCGGTCGTGATTCTGCGGCCGGAAGACTGGGAGGAATGGCTCACGACGTCGAACGTCGAAGCCGCGCGCGCGATGCTGCAGCTCTATCCGGCGGACGACATGGCCGCCGAGGTGGCACCGAAGGACGCCGAATAG